CCAGAGCCAGAGCCAGAGCCAGAGCCAGAGCCAGAGCCAGAGCCATAGCCATCGCCATAGCCATCGCCATCGCCAGAGCCATAGCCATCGCCATAGCCAGAGCCATAGCCAGAGTTTACATTTTCCATTCCTCTACTCCTTTAATGCTGTTTTCGGCAATTTCGGTACACGGGATAATCTCAATGGCTTCAGTCAAGGTAATTAAATTTACAGGGCAGGGGAATTTGCATTTTTTAGGATCAGAAGTACCCTCCATTGCTAATTGAGATAACGATGCAGCTCCGGACCAATACCAAATCCTCCTAGCATTTGATAAAACGACTTCTTTACCGTTTCGCACCACCAGATTCCCTGCGAAAACTCCCGCCGAATACGTTCTTACAATTACATAAAATTTCGTCATAAAATTTCCTCTCGTTATGTTAAGACGCGTCAGATATTGGCGCATCATCTCGGCTCATTTGTTATTCCCCGTTAAAAGTAAGCAAAAACCGACGCGAGCCAGGCTGAATAACCGTACACTCTTTTATCAGCTCAGGCGAGGCGTTTAGGCGTTTTGCGACCGTTTCCCACGCGACTTTTTCCGCATCTTTCGTCGAGCGCCACGTTGCCTTGAAGTCGCTGCCGACAATACCATCGTTATCGCCGATAAGCTCTTTAATCTGGTTTTCAAGAAATCGTTTTTCAGCGTCTATCTTAGCGGCAGTTTCTTTGACGCGCCTTAGATTGTGTATCAGCGCGATGGTGTTTTCCGTCGCGTCGAGCATGTTGCCTCGCGATCGAGGAAAAAACGCCTTCAGATATGCCTCGCTGCCGTCCGTGGCGTCAATAGCTGGCGGCACCTGCAGCACCACATGATTTTCCCAAAATGTCTCTGCGCTGGCTGTGAGCAGCTCTATCAGCGTCTTATTTCTGACGACGGTGTATGTGCGGTAGTCTTGGCCGCCGATCAATACCGCGATGTCGGCCATTTCTTGATCTACTAAGTTGAGATACCATTGCACCTGGCAGAGATATGCTTCCGGCACCTGATCGGTGCCAGGCTCGCCCCAGTGCCGCCCGGCAAAATAGCCGGCGGTTTTGATCTCGACGAGGCGTTCTGGTGCCAGGTAGTCAGGCGTGCCGCCAAAGATGCCGCAAGAGATAAACTCGCCTTTACGCAGCTCGACGCCGTTGTCGGTCGCATACCTCTCGGCGATCACCGGCTCAAGCGTTCTGCCCCAACGCATAGGCTCGTTATCAGCGAAAGGTTCACTTAGCCCTACCTTATCCATAAAAACGCTCATAGGAGAGCTATAGCGGCTCAGACCGACTATCGCGGCGATGTCTGTTCCTGTGATGCATTTGCGGCGCTGCTCAAGCCACGCGGCTCGATCTTGTTCTGTCATGATTTTTTCCTTTCAAGGGTTTTTAATTGGTAGCGGTAAACATGCGCTTAAGAATGGAAATTAGCAATAAAAAAATACGCTGCCCTATTCAAAAAAAATGACTTGACTGAACGTGTGTAGATGGTCAACATGCATCATCGACATTTAAATTTTTATGAGGTAAACAGCGTGAAAAAGAAAACTCGCCGCGTTAATCCAACGCATCAATTTTTGAATCTTTTCGAAGTAATGAAGATACTAAGAATATCGTTTAGCACCTACAAACGAATGAAAGATCAAGACGCCTTTCCGCGCAGCATTCAATTCATACCTGGCATGAAACCCAAATGGAAGCGTGCCGACATCGACGAGTATATCAAAAACCTGTAGCGACAAAAGAGCATATTATGATACCTCGATGGGTTAAACTGCCGTGCAACCTATGTGGCTCATTTGCGCCCGACAACGTGCGAAAAGACTTCGAATGCCGCGTAATTTACATGCATCTGCTAATGATCGCCAATTGGGACGATGGCGACGAAGTCAAGCGCGGCGAGTGTATCGTAAACGCCGCGATGCTAGGTCAATTGTGTCCATATTTTGACCGATCGACAATTAGGCGAAGCATGGCGCGATTAAAAGAGCTTGGCTTTATCGACATCACGCGTGTGTCTAAATGGGACAATGATGGCCATAGAATATCGATATTGCATTATGACCTAAAAGCAATTCCGTTTGGCCAGCTAGAAGATAGTCGGCAAGGGGTCATATCTCAACACATGATCGAAAGTTGGCCACCAAATCGCCACCAAACCGCCACCAATTTGGCCACCAAAGACATTTTTAATGAGCCGAATTTACAGGATAATTCGAGCGGCTTTGAAAAAGTTGGCCACCAATTTGGCCACCAAGTCGCCACCAAACCGCCACACAATACAATAGAACTAAAGAATACTAGAAAGAAGAATAATACTGGTCAACGCGAGGCATTGTCGGCTGACGCCGACCGTGGTGCCGACCAAAACCAAAACTGGAGACAAATGGCGCAGCGTTGGAACGACACGATGCCACATGCTCAGAAAGTTAAAATCGACATACTCGCCAAAAATACCAAACTACAAAAATCGATCAATGACGCCATCAAGGCTTTTGGTATCTCCGAAGTCGTCGCAGTTATGGAACGAACAAAGTGCAGTAAATTTTTAACTGGTCAGGCGACAACTTTTAGCGATAGGAAACCGTTTAAGCTAAAAATCGATTGGTTTTTTAAAATTGCCAATTACCAGAAAATCGCTGAGGGCTCCTATGACGATGTTGCTATAGATGCTCGACAGCCATTCATTCAATGAGGGAATTTATGGAAAACGAAAGACTCAATTACATCGAAATTGCTAATGCTAAATTGGTGCCGATTGAGCGCGCAATCATCTCGGCTTGCCTGGAAAGGAAATTTCCTGCCATTCTGGCAGAAGGTATCACACCTGAGATGTTCACAAAAAAAGAACATCAAATGATCTTTGCCGCGATGATACAAAACGACATACTTAGCAATGAATGCGACTTATCATCCGTCGGCGCTTTGCTCGCCAATGAGCCAGAAACGGTTTCCAAGCTCGTCGAATGCACCGACCAAGGTGCCGGTACCCAAAACCTCTCATACTCGCTCAGAGTCGTTAAAAACGCCTTTCGCCGGCGTTCATTGCTACGATCTCTCAATGACTTGATGAACGCCATATTGACCGCAGATTTCTTGGCCGAGTTTCCCTTCGAGGAAAAGATCATAGCACTGATCGAATCAAATCAATCGTCGAGCTGCAAAACATCATGCACGCGCGATGGTTTGGCTATGAGAACATTGCAGGCCATAGAAAACGATATCGATAAAACCGGCATGTCGAATTTGCTGCGAGTCGGCAACGGTAAAATCGACCGCGTTCTTGGCTTAGGATTTAAACCAAAACAGCTCATAACGATTGCGGCACGAACTGGGTGCGGAAAGACAACGCTGGCAACCAACATTGCGTTGAATGCTGCCTTGCGCGGCCGAAAGCCGTTGTATATCACGATCGAGCTTGACGAGATGCAAATCATGGAGCGTCTATACTGCACACATGCCGGCATCGACACTCAAGACATGGCATCACATAAGCTCAGTCAAGAGCAATGGGATAGAGCATATTCTTCGTGTAAAACGATGGTTAAAACAGATTTCTTCGTAAACTCAGAAACAAACGGATCTTGGGAAAAAGTTGAAATCGCGATCAAAAACGCGTGCAAATATAAAGGCGTCGATAGCGTATTTATCGACTATATTCAGCAATTCCACGTCACGACAAAAAAGATGAATACTCGCGAGGAAATTACCTACATGACGTCGCGGTGTAAACAGCTTGCGATGGAGTTCAACATACCAATTATTATCGTCGCGCAGCTCAACCGCGATATCGAAAAACGCGCCGATAAATACCCTATGCTCTCTGATCTCAAGGAAAGCGGCTCTATCGAACAAGACAGCGATGTCGTGCTAATGCTGTGGATTACCAATGAAAATGAATACTGTAAACCTGGCATCAAAGAAAAAATCGCCTTGAAAATTGCCAAAAATAGATCGGGGAAAACCGGCAATTTTTGGCTTGATGCCGACTTATCGACAAACAAAATATTCGATAGTGATGACTTGACCACATTCACAGATAATGATATAGCAACATCTCAAATAACACCATTAGATTGAAAGGAAATTTATGAACGAACAATTAATCGAACGCCTCAAAAACATGCTCGTCGAGCTGACGATCAAAATCTCAGCCGCAGAGGAAGACAAACGCACGTCAAACGCCGGGTATGCCGACCTGATAAAAGACTACAAAAAACGCATTAAAGCGATCTCGAACGCGGTATCGAAAAATGACGAGTCGATTCTGATTCACCATTACGGCGAGTTTTATCGCGAAGAATTGGGGGTGAAAAAATGAACATTCATGGAACAGCGCACCACTATGAATACGCCGGCGATGACACCTGGTCGAACGTATGGCTGGCGTTTTCGAACGGCCTGCGTATTCGAAAATTAGACGTGCTGATGTACGGTATCAACGATGCCAATCACTCGTTCATCAACACGCGGTCAGGCGGCCAGTATATTGTCAAGGAAACGGTAGACGAGATTGACGTAATGCTAGATCGGTCGGTGTCGAATGCTGTTTAAAAGAAAGCCGCCGAAATTCAGAAATATAACATGCGATGATTGGAGAAAACGCATATGAGCAGAAACGAAGTATCATTCAACTGGGTCAAAAAGTATTTCGACACATACGAGCGCGCGCAACGCGGCCTATTCACGCTTTATGAAAAAGGCGACGAGAGCGGTCACCTGTGCATCAGCTACCTCAAAAACGCGCGGCCAGTCTTTACCGTGACGTTCACGCGGCCCGATGCGCTTAAAATCGTGCCGTGGCTGATTGACAACTACCAGCATGTTTATCAAGCGTGCTATTTGCTGCCTAAAGTCACGATCGGTGCGCCGCTGGCTGGCGACTATCGCACGCCGTCTGCAAAAGAAATTGACGTCATGCCGACGCTCGACGAACAACCTGTAACCAATGAGGATCTTTAAAATGGAAGTTAACGAATACACGACACGCGCTCAGGTGCCATCACAGCCGAACGAATACTTAGAGGCGCCGATAGACGTCTGCCCGTTTTGCGGTAACACTGACGAGCTGGAAGTCATTCAGACCCACGTTGCGATGTACGCCGTACAATGCAACGCGTGTTTTTCGCGAGGCCCGGTCGACGACACACCATACCAGGCCATACAGCTCTGGAACAGATGCTATCGCGAGCAATCGTATTTTGACCTGCCGGTCGATGGCGTCGAGCGCCGCGAGTCTATAGTGACCTACACACCGCTGCCGCCAAAGGCGAAGAAACATGCGAAAAATAGTAAATGATAAAAAATGGTCAGACCACACGCGTGACGGCAGCGCGGTCAAG